TTGTACCGCTTCATCCACTCATCATACTTCTGGATGCGGTAGTCAGGTTTACCATTGAGTTCGATAGTACCGCGTCGGATGTAGCGATACGGATAGCGCTCAAGGATAACCTCAGTCTTAGGGGGCTTCGTCGTGTTGGGTGTAGAGGGCAAGGTCATCGTCGTCAAATTGAATTTTGGATGGGTCTGCTGGGACCATCATTACTTTACTACCATCTGGTCGAACAATACAGTAGACAGTGCCACTTTCTGTACTGTCCACTAGTTCTTCCAGACGATCTTGTGCTTCTGCTTCTGTGATCTCGATAATGTTCATGTTCCTTGGCGGAAATCGGGTCGATAGGATTTGAACCTACGACATCTCGCTCCCAAAGCGAACGCTCTACCAAACTGAGCTACGACCCGTGTCTGTATATTATATCATTTATTGTGGCACTAGCCAAGTAGAACCATCAGTCTTGTCATCACTTCCAGTAATTGTAATTCTTCTGTCTGCAACATCGCATGTGGTATCATACTTAGGACCAAGATATGGTACGGGTTTTTCTGCTATTTCTTTATAGAATCTAAGATCGTAGATTGTTGTTTGTGTCCCATGCCTAGGCAAATTCTGAGGACGATAATCCCAGATGTTAAACATCAATGTCATCCTACCTTTGTTAGGTGGAAATACTGCATGGAGATATCTAGAATCAAAGTCTAAAAGTTTTCCATCATCAGGATTGGATACCGCAATCTCTGTCGGCGGGAACGGTGTCATCTCATTAGGATACTTACCAGTCTGTGAATTCAGAATGATAGTAGGACTGAGGTTTGGATCTCTGATATATGTAATAGTAGATCTCAAAGGATACTTCATCGTACCCTCCCTCTGACGATGGGTTTCATCATGGTCAGAATGAAATCCGATACCCCTATCCTCAGTGGTGAAGACATGAAACCACCACTCAAATCCCTGAGCAGTAGGATACTTCTCCTCATAGTACATTGAGTAGCAATCTTGAACGTACTTCTCAATAGTATTCTCAGGTTCGTCGTATCTACCAATCCAATGGTTACCCAGAAGAGGGTAGAACATTTTAATCTCCCTCTCTAGTCTGCCAACAGACCAACCGTCGATGATAAGTGGATATGTATTTACGTTCATTTGATGTCAACGTCTCGTAATTTGGTGCGTCGTTTCTTTGGGTTCTCTTTACCTACACCTAGGTCTTTCTCTTCTTTTACTGTGATCTGTTCTACTAGTGTCAGATCGTATGCACCAATTAAGGTGCCACATACATGTGCCCTGTTGTCACATGGGCAGGTTTGATAATCGTAAGCATGTCGCGACGTAAGAGTAGTGTTACATGCTTTGCAGCGAATGGTTGTCATTGGTCTTCCTAATGTCTACAAACATAAAAATCATTGGTTCTTCTGAAAAATTATATCCTTCATGAACGTGGTCTTGCACGTCATATATTTGTGGTTCTCCTGCTCTCCAGTACACTTTCTCTCCCTGCCATATCATATAGCAATCAGTTGGATGTACGTAAAGAGGTATCTGTATTCTTCTGTATGGTTGTTCGTATACTGGTGGATCTTTGTGTGGTCCTAGTTCTGTACCAGGTTCAAAGTATGCAACTGTTGCCAGCAATACTTCATCTGATTCTAGGATGTCGATAATTCTTTGGTCATCAATAATATTTGAACGTACACCACAATGATGACGAGTTCCCTTTAACCAACAGAAGTAAATGTCCTTGTTGGAATACCCCACAGCAGTAGGTGCTCTGCGGAAAGGAAAGTCCTGAGCAGATGCCCACTCGTACAAATAGTCTACATCAATTTTTTTCATATGGGAGATACAAGGATCGAACTTGTGACACCCTCGGTGTAAACGAGATGCTCTACCGCTGAGCTAATCTCCCTGGCGTCTCAGGTAGGACTCGAACCTACGACCGACTGCTTAGAAGGCAGTTGCTCTATCCAACTGAGCTACTGAGACAGTAGATCAGTATTCGATGAATACCTCAGCGTTGTCTTGTGGTTGCTTGACTGATTCGTAGATTTCAATCGCTTCCTCAAGACGACCTTCCGAAACTAGTTGGTGAATGAGATCGATGATGTCGGTCTTAGTCTCGGTCATGGTCCTGTCCGCTGTGAACTTAAAAATTATACAGGACCACTGGTGCTATGTCAAGTAGTCCTCTGGAAATCCATCGTCTTCGATGGGATACTCGTAAATTTGCTGCTCGTTATTTTCTGACATATCATCTGACAAAACTAATAGTTCAGGTTCTGCTTCTTCAATGAATTCACACCACTCATAATATAGGGCGTACATGTCTTTGTGGCGGTTCTCCCTAACAAGTTCCTCACAACGTTCACTGACCCAGTAAACCATATCATCACACATCTTCCTTAGATGTTGTGGAGCCTTTTCCATAGTAGTCCTTACGCATGTACCTACCAAGTATGTTTGAATTATAGAACGCAGGTTCTTCGTTCAAACTCTCACATAATACATTATTTAGGAAGAGTTGTCTCGTTTCCTCGTAGTTAACTAAACCTTTCGTATCCCATACACTTAGTATAGTTCTTCTAAATGAGAGATTCCCGAGCGCCTTGCGTTCTTCATTAAGTTCATCAGAGCTTCCGTAGTATCTTTTCCAGTCGCTCTCACTCCTAACTCTCCTAGTCTTACCTCTAGGCTTTCTGAATGACCAGAAGTATTTCCTGCCGATGTACTTCCGACCAGTGACGACATTAGTGATACAGTAGACAAAACCGTACAGGTCGTTAATATCCTTAGATAGAAAAGGGGATCCTTTAAATATCCAGGGGTTTTCATAAAGTTGTTCTTCATCATCAATCTGGGTACCCATCATCGTCATAACTATCCTGATAATATCCTTCGCCGTCTAAGTAAGCATCTTTGTCTGCGTAGACTTCTACTTTTAGTTCGGCAAGGAGATCTTCTAGAGATTGGATGAGCACCTTTAGGTGTCTTTTATCCATAAAAATATCCCCGACTACTATATGTAGCGGGGATAACTTTTAGGGTTGTTTAACTTTCCAATTGGTTATACCAAATGGTTTCAAGTTAACCCATTTCGCATAGTGCACACCACGATAGGTCAGAAAGGCAAACGTCTTGTCTGGATCGTGTTTACTAGCATCATATTCTGGAAGATCATAATCTAGTCTGATCTTCAACATGGCATCATCCTCTTGCTAACAAGCGGATCTCTCCATAGATCAGAGCACAGAATACAACACTGAAAAGGGATACGCTCCCGACTACTTGGAGTGCGAGCATGTCACTTATTGTAGGTGTGACCGCGATAGCAGAAAGTGCCATGCACTTCATCAGCATCACCCTGCTTGCACTCAAACTTGACGCCACGATAGGCAGTCATAGCGATTTGTGCATCGTGCAGTGCGGATGCCTTTTCGATCTGCTTTTTGATTAGAGTAAGTGTGTTCATTTGATTCTCCTGAAGTGGGTGATTAACCTTCTCATCTTTCGATGGATCCGTTTCCCCGTTCCTTCAGTCGTTTGCGTCCCAGTCAAATTTGCACTCAGGTACAGATTCCTTTACGGTCTCCACTAACTCCACAACGATGTGTGCAGGTAGTTCTGATCTGTTCTCTTTGATCCTGATCACTAGGGAATCAGCATCAGCGCAAAGCATACCAGAGTAGAGTAACAAGTCAAACATGGGATGAACGCTCCGTTCCGCGACTTACTTGCGTCCTATGTATACAACCCGTCGCATTGACCTTCTACTTTTGACTTAAGATATCCTATCAGATTTAACTTTGATCGAAGATCAAGGTTTGGATCTGCTGAGATTTCTACTCGTCTCTGTAGGAACCTTTCACAAGACATGTGCCAACCGTAAGGATTAGCGTCATTATGATGGGCTAAGGTCATTGCCAGCAAAGTTGCTAACATGGATGAACGTATTGCTAGTATATACTAACAATTCTATTTACGCAAGCAGGTATGTTACTTTTGATACCGTTTAAATGTTTCTTTATAATCGTAGAGCATTGCTTGGAGTGCCCAGGCGTCAGTCAGTTTCTTCGGACCCTCGGTCAAAAGCTTTATTTGTTGCGCTGATAGACCAGCCTTCATCTCCAAATACTCCTTCCTCCACGACATCCCATTGTTCTCCATCTTCACCCTCCCAGGACTTTACAATCTCCTCTGCTTGCTTATCAACATCAGTCATAGTAAGTTTTACCTTACCATCAATCCAGTGTTGCCACAACCATTCTAAAAAACCAAGGGCAAGATGATTGATAGGGAACTTTTGTTTGTTCGCCCATCTCTTGCCCTTGGTATACCAAGTATCTTTACCACCCCAGTGGTGTTCAAATTTAAAGTGAAAACCCTGCGAAGGTTTCTGCTCCGACATCTTGTTTGATACCTCCGATAACGTAGGATTCAATCTCAGTTTCCTGAGGTGCGTTCTGCTGCCCCTTAGAATTCAACCAATACTGCGTCCAAGGCAGTGGGTTGTTCTTGGCAGGAACGTCATAGATAGGATCGAAACCGAGCGCCTTCATGCGACGGTTAGCAATCCATTCAACATACTGAGTGAGGAGTTTGGCGTTGAGACCAATCATAGATCCATCTTGGAACAGATACTCTGCCCAGGATCTCTCCTCATCTACAGCGTCCTTGAACATCTGAATCACATTGTCATGTTCTTCCTTTGCGATGCGAACCATGTCGGGGTCATCTCCCTGATGCCAGTTCTTGATGATGTTCTGAGTAAGGACAAGATGCTGATTTTCGTCTCGTGCGATGAGAGAGATAATTTTAGCGGATCCTTCCATAAGCTTGAGTTCACCAAACGCAAACGAGCAAGCGAAGGACACGTAGAATCGAATTCCCTCCAGAATATTGACATTGACGATCGCTCTGTAGAGCTTCCTCTTGAGGTCATAGACTTCCCATTGTGCTGTTGGGCTATCCTTGAAGTCGGATTGCCACATTGAACCAGTGCCATACTTTTGTGCAGCATCGATGAGTTCATTATAGGCTGCTGTAACCGTTTCTGCGCGGTTCAAAATCTTATGATCTTCTAAAATTGTATCAAAGACTTCACTTGGGTCTGGGTAGACGTTCTTAATGATGTGAGTATAGGAGCGAGAATGGATCATCTCCATCAACTCCCATACGGTCATAGCAGATTCAAGTTCAGGTAATGAACAGTATGGGATAAAAGCCATCCCAGGACCGCGCCCTTGTACAGAATCAAGCATGACCTGGTACTTAAGGTTGCTGGTAAAAATATGTTTTTGCTCTGGTGTGAGTGTTTTATAGTCGGATCTATCCTTCTGGAGAGAGACTTCTTCAGGTCTCCAGAAGTATCCGAGTTGGTTTTGTGTAAGGCGATCGAAGATCGGGTATTTAAAATTGTCATAACGTTGGATGCCCAATGGCGCACCAAAGAACATCGGTTGCTTTGTAACGTCAACTTTGTTGGTGTTCAACACCGTCATGCCTTTGATGTTCATGGGTGTCTCTGTGTTCTTTAAAAATTCCATATACCTTAGATCTTACAGGATTCGCAGTCGTCTTCCTCAGACGTAACAATCTCTTTGATGAGATTTTCTAGTTCATTTCTCTTAGTGTCTACGTCTTCATCTGCATCCTTCTTAGCGTCATAGGTGTTCTGATAATAGGAGGTCTTCCAACCGTACTTATATGTATTCAAAAAGTCATTTGCCATCACTGAGACAGGGACTTGGTTGTCTGGATACTGTTCTGGATTGTAGGACCAGTTTCCACTGATTGCTTGGTCGAAGAACTTTTGTATGACCGCAACAATATTGATGTACCCAGTGTTACTAGGCATATCCCATAGAAGAGTGTAAGAACTTTTAAGGGAATTGTACTGTGGGACAATCTGCTTAAGAGGTCCTTTCTTTGATTTTTTAACGGACAGATAGTCTCTAGGTGGTTCGATTCCATTTGTTGCGTTTGACACAACGGAACTGCTCTCCGATGGCATCTGAGCAGACAATGTTGAGTGTCTGAGACCGTGTTCGGTGATAGATACTCTAAGATTCTCCCAATCATAATTCAACTCATTCGCGACCAGTTCATCTACATCCCTTTTGTATGTATCAATCGGAAGAATTCCATCAGCATACTTTGTACGAGGGAAACCATCACATGCTCCACGTTCTTTAGCAAGTTGGTTAGATGCTTTGAGGAGACTGTACTGGAATGCCTCAGTAAGATCATGTACAAGCTTCCATGCCTCTGGAGAATCATACTTAACTTTGTGGCGAGCAAGGTAATGTGCTAGACCAATATAACCGATACCCAGAGAGCGTCGTGAGAGGGTGCTACGGCGGGCAGCAGCGACAGGATACTCCTGATAGTCAATGAGTTCCTCAAGACCACGTACAGCAAGGTCACAGAGTTCCTCAACGTCCTCAACATGCCTCAACTTACCAACGTTGATAGCAGACAGAATGCACAGAGCAATCTC